TTTTCACCAGCAATACTAATAAAGGCATGTTGAGCACGTGCTGCTCCAGGTAAAGTGTTATTGGAGTTAGTAAGTTGTGACCATCCACCTATTTTTTCAGGTAGTCCGTATCTAAATCTAACAAAATCTCCATCTACCCATTGAGATTCTCCCCCTGAATCCGTGACCATTTTGTTAAAACCAGGCTTGAAATTTAATTTTTGTAGCATATAATAGTTTATATATCAGTTTTAAAGATAATGAAAGTAACATATTACAGCCATCATGTCTAAAGTTTTAGCACTACATGATTCTCATAATGCTTCTCTTTGTGAGGTAGAAGATAATAAAATTATTTACTTTCAAGAAGCGGAAAGATTAAATTCAATAAAATACAGTGACACTTGGCAAACATTACTAGAGAAATATAGAGATAAAAAATTTGATGAAATTATATTTGTGCGTGCCAGAGGAGATAACGAATATACTGAAACCAATAAAAAACAAATTAGAGAAACATTTAATTTGTTTAATATTACGTGTGATATTTTTTCTATAAAAAAAGAACATCATTTCTTTCACGCATGTGCTAGTTTTTATAACTCAGGATATGAAGATTCATTTTGTTTAATTATGGATGGATTTGGATCAAACGATGATAAAGGTAAAGAAATAGTTTCGCTATATTATTTTAACAAAAATAAATATAAGAAAATCTTTCAAGTATTTTCTTCAGATAAAGATTATATTGATGGTAAAAATATTTATTTAAATACCTTAAGTATAGGACATCTGTTTGAATGGGCCGTAAAACTTTATGGATATAAAGGACCGGGTTCGGTCATGGGTAAATCATCTTTTGGAAAAAATATAAAAGTACAAAAAATATACACTACGAAATTTAATCATTTTGTTTTTATTCAAAATAAACTTTTTAAGTTAAAAAATTGTGATGACTTATTAGGATGCTGCGTAGTTCAAAAGAATTCAGAAGATATTATTTTAAAATATGTAAAAAATATTATTAAAAATAAAAAAAGAAATTTATGTGTGTCTGGTGGAGTGTTTCAAAACACTGTAATTAATTCAAAGATACTTGATATTTGCCCTAATTTGTATGTAGACCCATTTGCGGATGATAGTGGAATTTCTATGGGAGCAGCTCTTTGGAAAATAAATACAAATAAATTTGTAAAAAATAAAATAACTAGTTTATTTTTAGGAGACTCTCCTAATTATTCTTTAATAAATACATTTCAAAAAGAAAAATTTAAATTTGTAACGTATAAAGATGTTGCAGAACTTATTAGCAATAAAAATATTGTAGCTATATATCAAGGTAGAAATGAGATGGGTAAAAGAGCCTTAGGCAATAGATCTTTTTTGTATGACCCTAGGGACAATAATGGCAGAGATCTTTTAAATAGATTAAAAGAAAGAGAATGGTTCAGACCAACAGCTGGAACTATTTTACATCAATATGCTGATGAATGGTTTTATCTAAAATCAAAAAAAGAAACACCTTTTATGTCTTATGTATTTAAAATTAAAAATAAAAAAGCACCTGGAATAACTCATGTTGATGACACTTGTAGAATTCAAACTTTGAAAAAAGAAGAAAATTTTCATTACTACAATTTAATAAACGAGTTTTACAAAATAACTGGGGTGCCTATATTATTAAACACTTCTTTTAATTTTGCAGGACAACCACTAGTAAATAGTGTAACTAATGCTTTGAATACTTTGGCAGATAATAGAAATATATTTAACTATATTTATTTTCCAGAGATTGGTAAACTATACTGGAAATAATATAATGACTTACGATCATAAAATATCTGATTTAAAATATAGAATAAATAGTTTGGTTCCTAAAAACGTATGTTACAAAATTATACAAATATTCGAAAAATATCCAGAGTTGTGTTTCACAGAAGAAAGCTACAAATATAAAACTCAGAAAAAAGAAAATGATAATTTTAAATGTTTAAACTTATCAAAAATAAATAATCCTAATGAAGATATACTTTATGCTTTTAATAGAGCCAAAGAATATATATCAATAATGATACTTAATTATGTTAATTACATAAAAATGAAAAAAATATCCCCTGATTTTAATGATCGCAATATTAAACATACGGATAATATAAGAATTTTAAAATATGAAAAAGGACAGTGTATAAAAGATCATACAGATGTAGCATTTAACATAAGGGGTTCTTGTACATTAAATTTAAATGAAGACTATGAAGGAGGAGAGTTTAGATTTTTTAACGGTCAAATAAAAGAATCTTTTAAAACAGGAGATGCTTTAATATTTCCTGCCGAACCTATTTGGATACATGGCACTGAACCGGTAAGAAAAGGCACTAGATATTCAATTAATTGTTTTTTAAAATAATGAAATTAATATATTCAATACCCGATAAATTGTATTATTTTTTTAATTTTTTAGATTTAAATACTTATAAAAAAATACATTATGATGTATTTAAAAGTAAATTAATTTATTTAAAGTCTACGGAAAAAAATTGGCAAAAAGATTTAAAGTATGGGCATGTAAATTTTGTTAAAAACACACGTTTAGATATAAACTATGGACCTCTTAAAAAAATGAAAATATTGTTAGAACATAACCCTTTTCATAAAATTAAATTTAAAAATTTCAAACCTTTAATTCATTCAATGGAAGATGGGTCAGGTATTAATTGGCATGATGATTCTGCACATAAATATGGAATTACCTATTATCTAAATCATAGATGGAATAATAAATTTGGAGGGGAGTTTTTATTCAAAGATAAAAATGCTAATGGTTTTATACCTTTAGTGGGTAATTCATTAGTTATAGTTAAATCTCCTTTAGACCATAAAGTAGGTCCTGTTCAAAAACCATTGATACCTAGAAAAACAATACAAATATTTATTTAGAAAATGATACAAAGAACTCAACAAATAGAAAATTTTATAGGTATTTATGATAATTATATATTACCTGAAGAATGTAATAAGGCCATTAAACTATATGAAAATCAAAATAAGTTTAATAATACATTTGATAGAATGATTTTTGAAAAACAATCTATACTTCAAAAACAAGATAAACAATTTTTTGCAGAAAATAATAATATTGATGTATGGTGGGAATCTTTAAAGCCTATGATTATAAATTTTGAAATGGCTTGGGAAAATTACAAAAAAAACACAGGTGCTGGTGATGCTTATGGAACTCCTTTTTATTTTACTTCTTTAAAAATACAAAAAACTTTACCTACTGAAGGTTATCATGTTTGGCACGTTGAGCATCAAAAAGGTTATGAAAATGAACCTAGAGCTTTTGTTTTTTCTATATATTTAAATGATATTGAAGAAGGTGGGGAAACAGAATTTTTACATTTTTCAAAAAGAGTTAAACCTAAAACAGGCAGAATAGTTATATGGCCTGCGGGTTTTCCATATGTTCATAGAGGTAATCCACCTTTATCTGGTGAAAAATATATTTTAACTTCTTGGATGATGTTAAGATGAAAAAATTTGATCCTTTTTCATATGAAAATTTATTCTATAAATATAATTTAAAAATTTCTAAAGATGAGATTAATCAAATTTTATTTTTGCTAAGAAAAAATGTACACTCAAGCGAACAATTAACCACATATTTATCATTAAATGTATTAAATTTTCCTTTATTAAAAAATTTAAAAAAACAAATAACTAATATTTTAGATCAACATAATTTATTTTTAAGCGATAACTGGGCTCAGTTATATAATAAAGAAAGTAAACATAGTGTTCACAATCATTATGGATCATATTATTCTGGAGTAATTTATATGAAAGGTAAAGATCCAAGTCCTACTATTTTTTATAGTAGACAAGAGTTAGATAAATATTTTCATAAATTTGAAGAAAATACATTGATAATGTTTCCTTCTACGATTCTTCATGAAGTAGAACGTTTAGATAAAGATGAAGAAAGATTAATAATTTCTTTTAATACTAGGAAGAAGAAGTAGGTCTTGCACCTAGTCTAGCAATTTTTTCAGCAGAAGTTTCATCTCTATATGATTCTGAACCCTTTGGTTCTTCTACAAGTTCATTATCATTGTCCCAATCACTCTGTAATCTAGCTAAATGAGCATTTTCCCACTTTGTTACAAATTGAGCATGAAAATCACCTAGGCCAGCTTCAGTCCATGTTGTATGAGGTGTATCGTCTCTAAATTCTATTGTATCATTGTAGTCAAGATTATCATCCTTATATTGAATAGCCCATATGTTTGACCATTTTGAATCGTTCCAAAAAGAATCATCATCAATATTATAACCAACGGAATGTCCATCTATTTTAACATCTTGATTAATAATTAACTTATCTTCAAATACCACTGTCCAATTTGAGTTTGTTGCCATATTTCTCCTACGTCTTAATTATATATATTAATGCTAGATAAGGTTGAACAACTGAAGTTGCATCTCCTGCAAAGTTAGCACTCATATTATGTGAGTGACCAGAACCTGAACCAGCATTTCCAGTGTTACTATTTGTAGCAAGACTATTAGGCGCTGGGGAATCATTTCTTCGTCCTGCTGTAGCTGCGGCACTGTGGCTGTGGCTAGCAAGTTGTGATGTTGATAAAGTTGCGTTAGCTGTTGAACCTGCAACGTTTCCAGTTGAAGTTACAGTGTTTGCTCCACCAGTTGATGCTAATGCTTTATTACCTGATTTACCTACAACAACTTCGTCTTGTAAATCAGGAAGATTAAAAGTAGATGATCCATCACCTGCACCATAAGTTGTACCTACCACTGCAAATAAATCTGCATAAGTTGATCTTGAAACGGCTGCACCATTACATTCTAAAAAACCTGTTGCAATTGTTGAATCTGTCCAAGGAACAATTGTTCCTGTAGGAATTCCTTCAACACCTATAAAAGCACCATTATTAATAACTGTAGTTCCACCTGATACAATAGCCATTATTTATCTCCTTCTATCTTAGATAAATTAATTTTAAATTTTTCTCCAGATATATTATTTATCATAAATATATCACTTTCACCCTCTTGTAAAGTCCAATTTCCTTTAGTTCCATCAACTATATTACCTTTTTCTTTAAATTTATTTGATAAATGTAAGTCTCCTGTATATATGTTTCTCCAAACATTGCCTGATGCACCTAAGTCGTAGGTATCATTGGCTCCTGGAACAAGATGTCCTGTAGCTGTTACACCTCCAACTGAACTTAATCCTTCTTCAACATTAGTTCCATCAGAGTATAAAATTTTAGTTCCTTTGTCTGTTGCAGACCAAGTAACCCCTGTTCCAGAACTTGTTTTAAAAGTTACAGTGTGAGCACCTGTTGTAGCGTTTTCTATAATATAAGTTTTTTCAATAGAGTCTGGAATAACTACATTTTTATTTCCTGATATAGTTCCTGTTAGTTTTATAACCTGATTTTTTCCATTTGATACAACACCATTAGAAAAAGTTAAAGTTGCTGCTGAAGTAATTCCAATTGATTGATAACCACCAATTGCTTGTTCTAATATAAGTAAATTAGTATTAGTTATCTGACCCCAAGTTCCTGAATTTTCTCCAGTTGTTTGTACAGTTAATTTTAAATTAGATGATGTAGTGTTTGCCATATTTTAAGTTCCTTAAATTATATTATAATATTTCATTTATGCAGCAGTGTCAACTTCTGTCCAAGTACCAGAAGAGCCTTGATTTACCTCTGTCCATGTTGATGTAGATCCGGTATCTACTTCAGTCCAGACTATGGTTTTTTCGTCTCCTAAAGCAATTGTCATGGCTATACCGGTTGGTCTAGCAACAGAATCTGTAGCATCTGCTTGACCTTCTTGCATGGTCATTTCTTGACCAGTTAAATCTACTAAAGTATTAGCGTCTAAGACAGCTGTACCAAGATTTGCTGTAAATCCTATTCCAGTTACAGAAACGTTTGCATCTGCAGTGACTGTTGAAGAATTTTCTTGCACAGTCATTTCTTGACCAGTAACTGCAACATCAACCTTAGCAGAAGCAACAACAGTTCCTGCAGCTATTGATAATAATTCTCCTGTTACATCTGTGTTGGCATCTGCTGTTACAGTTAAACTTCCTATTCCTGCTGTTAATAATTCACCTGTTACATCTATATTAGCTCCTGCTGTAACTGTTCCAAGACCTAACGCTGCAGACATTCCAATACCAACGACGGAAGCGTCTGGAGAAGGATCCACTGTTCCTTCTTCTGCAGTCATTGCTTCACCACTAACTGAAGCAAATGTATTTGCGTCTAGGATTAAAGTTCCTTCTGTTGCAGTTAAAGCTTGACCTGTTATAGAAATATTTGCATCTGCAGTAACAGTTGAACTGTTTTCCTGCATAGTTAATTCTTGACCAGAAAGTAAAACTTCACCTGTACCTATAGCTGCAACATTACCTAATGACATAGGTAGTTCAGTTCCTACACCAATACCACCTACAGTAGCTTCTACTCCAACAGGAATATTAAATGTAGCTGGACTTAGTGTAGCAAAAGGTGCTTCACCAAAAGCTGTTAATGTATCATGTGTAGGATTATTTACATTCGTAGTTAATTCAAAACCAGTTACAGGAACATCTGCATCTGCTGAAGATTCTGTTACATCTCCTAAAGTTCCTGATAAAGTTTCTCCGGTAACAGGAACAAGGGCACCAGAAAAAGTTGCAACAGTTCCTTCTGTAGAAGTTAATTGTTGACCTGTAACAGGTACGTTTGCATCAGCTGTGATAGCAGGAGTATTTTCCTGCATAGTCATTTCTATACCAGATGCATATATAATTACATCTGAATCTTCCGTGCTGAAAGCAGCTTCTGAATATGCGGTGACTCCTAGGGCCATAAACTAGGCTCCTGTTTTTTGTTCTTCTTTTTTTTCTGTAGGTAATTCTTTTCTAAGTATTTCAGAATAATGTTTTTGTAACACTTCTAAGTCAGTAAATTGAATAGTTAATTCATTCTTTTTTATAGCTATGTTTTGAAGCTTATTTAAAAATACTTTACCTTCATCAGATAATTTTTCGCTATCATATTCTTTTTTATCAAAAGTAAAAATCATTACATTTCCTCTAATTTAAATTTATATTTCTTACCATTTTTATTGTTTAAAATATATAAGTGTTCTTCACCCTCTTGAATAGTCCAGTTACCTTTTGTACCATCAACAGTATTACCTTCATCTTTTGCTTCGTTAGATAAATGTAAGTCTCCAGTGTATATGTTTCTCCACACGTTTCCAGAAGCTCCTAAATCATATGTGTCATTAGCACCGGGAACAAGATCTCTTGCTGCTGTAATGTAAGAATTATTTACTTCAAGTCTTTCAGTACCACCTGTTACAACTCTCCATTGGTCTGTTGTATGAAATCCAATATAACAGTTAGTATCACCGAGGTGAACAATATTTTGAGGTATACTTAAATCAGTTCCATCAAATGTCATGTTTGATTCAGCATTCATAGCATCTGCACCAGTTGCAGTTAGAACTCTATTGTTTGAACCATTTGACATGAAGTCTGATACATCAACAGAAATAGAATCTGCAGCTACATCAATACCTGTTCCTGCACCTACAGCTAACGAACCTGATGTTGTAACAGATCCAGTTAATCCATTTCCACCCGTAACTGAAGTTACTGTTCCTGTATTTGTTGTAAATCCACTATCATTGTTAAATCCTGAAATATTAATATTCCCCTTAGTTAATTTTTTCTGTGCGTTAGCATTATCAATTACAGCAAAAAAATCACCATCTGTATCTGCTGTAGAAGTTGCAAGTTCTGATAAGTCTACGTTTAATGTGACACTACCTGAAGTTCCACCGCCATCTAGTAAAGTTCCCGCAGTTACTCCTGTAATATCTCCAACGTTAATAGAGCCACCTAACGATGTAGATGACCCATTAATTGTAATTGCACTATTTGCTAA